AACTTAAAACAAATTCAATATGAAAGCCCATTTGAAGAAATATATTATGGTATGGATTGGGGTATATCTCATTGTGCATTTTCTGCTGAGCCATTTGGGTTCTCCATATTTCAAAGTTTAGATTGGGGTAAATTACCTATTATATCAAAAGATTGGTGTGAAGATATACCTTATAAGTTTAGAGCTAGTACTAAAGAAGAATTTAAAGATATTTATGATAGTATTGGGTATCTCACATATGAAGAGAAAAAAGAAGAGTTTGATAAATTTAAATATTTATTAGCACAACGTTTCAATACAAAACAAAGTTGGAGAGAACAATTAACAAACTTATATAATGCCTAGAGTTCAGGGAGACAATTTAGAATTATCGAATTTAAAAGCAGCGACAGGTAATACGGCTACTTCTAACTACTCCATTGCTACTGCGGCAGGTACAACTACCGGTCCAATTGCATTTTCGGATTTCACAATAGATGCGGTAGGTTCAACTATATCAGGATTCACATATGTAAAGGAATCAACTGCGGAAACATTTAATATGAACTTTACAAATGCTGGAACTAGATTCCTAAGTAGAGTTGGTTCTCAATATAATAATTTCACATGGAGTTTATCAGTAGGGGCAGAGTTTACAATTCAATCTCTTCCTCCTTATAACCCAACGGTAACTGCTAATGCTATAGGTAATTCATCTACATTAGCTGCACCAACGGCTAGAACATTAACCGCAACATTCAGAGACCTTTATAATGACCATGCATCAAGCTATAATGTAGCTATGACAAAAACCATTTACAATGTAGATGATTATGCGGGAGCGAGTGGATTATGTTTACATTTAGATGAGATGATTGAGATGTGGGATGGTACATTTAAGAAAGCAGGTGATTTAGTAGAAGAGGATGTCGTAAAAGCATATTTCCCTCCACATTTTCAACAACAGGATGATTTCAATTTTTATGATTGGGAATATTATACACCAGGAGGAATATTAGTTCCTGCTTATGTAAAGGATGTTGCATATACATTTGTGGATAGATGGAATATAATACGAACTGATAAAGGTGATGTTAGAGGAAATGGTGAGCATCCTATGATGATATTTGATATAAACGAAGAAGTTTATAAGTTCAAACCATTAGGATTGCTTCAACCTGGAGATAGATTAATAAAAGTATTGGGTGAGAACCAAATAGAGGAAGTAGAGATAATTGCAAATGAAGTTCAATCATCCACATTAGAGGTTGTATCGATAGATGTTGAAGATGTGGATACATACATAGTAAATGGATTTGTTACCCACAATAAGGGTGCAAACTCATTAGCGGGGTATTCAATATCAACCAACCCAACTATATCAATTTTGGGAACAATTATTGGTGGAGATGCATATAAAACTTTAACATTAAGTACGAATTCAGCAGTAGTTTCTCCTGGTTCAACTGCGATTACTGCAAACTTCTCTTATGATATACAGATAGCATCTGATAGTGGATTTAGTACTATATTAGCAACTTTTACAGCATATAGTTCTAATACATTAAACTATAAGACGGGTTCTACTATTTTTGCGAGGGCTAAAACAAACTTCGCAGGATTACAAAGTGGATTTGGTTCAACTGCGACAGGATAACAAAATAATATAATATGTTTAAGATAACAAAACAATTAGTAAGTGAAGGAAAGGTAATCGAAAGGATTTACGTTTCTAAAGATTATACCTTTGATGGAATTGAACTCTTCGAAACGGAGGTGGAAGCTACCGAAAAAAAGGAAGAATTAGAAAGTTTAGATAATTTTGGTGCTAAATATAAGGTTACGGAAATATCGTAATATTTATAGATATATACCATAATTAAAACAAAACAAAAAAATGGAAAACAAATTGTTATCTCAAGATGAACTAAATGAAATAGTTCAGTTACGAAATGAATTTGCAAACGTATTTGCAAGTATTGGTTCTATTCAATCGAGAATAAAAGAATTGGAAGAAGAAAACGAATCAAACTACATCACCCTTAAAGAAATTCAGAAAAAAGAGGAAGTATTATTCGAAAAACTAAAGAATAATTACGGAGAAGGGAATATAGATTTGATTACTGGAGAATTTAAACCAATTCAGTAATATTTTGGAAGTTTCTTTTGATATTTATATAGAGGAAATCTAAAAATTTTTAAATAAAGATAACATGGCAGAAAAAATTGTATCACCTGGTGTATTTACAAGAGAGAACGACCTTTCTTTTTTACCACAAGGTATATCGCAAATAGGAGCAGCGATAGTTGGACCAACTGAAAAAGGACCAGCTTTCATCCCTACTTTAATAACAACACAGGCTGAGTATGAAAGTATTTTCGGTACTCCAAAAGATTACTACACAGGATATGCAGTTCAGAACTATCTAAGAGATGCTGGTGCTGTAACTGTTGTAAGAGTTGGTGGTATCGGTGGATACTCTCAAAAAGGTTCATTAGCAGTTGTTGCAAATGATGTTAGTACTGGAGTTAAACAAATTGTAGCAGTATTAGCACATAGTTCATCTGCACAATCTGCATCATTTACTATAGCTAATAGTACATTAGTTGGTGCGGCTGAGTTTGGAGTATTCTCTATCACAGGTTCTACTAGTCAATATAGAATGGATATGAAAAAGACTTCAGCTGATTCAATTGATGATGTATTAGGAACTTCACCTTCATTCAACAGAGATGCATACGCTTATACTTATTTTGACCATACTAAAACCGCTTTATCATCTTCAACTATTGATGGCGATGTAGTTTTCGCATCGGATTCAGAAACTTTATCTGCACAAAATTTCACTGCTGATGCAAGTAATGCAAGTACTCCATATGTTCAATCTCAATTATATAATGGAACAACTAGATATAACCTATTTAGAATTCATACTATAGCTGATGGAAACACAGAGAACGTAAGATTCAAAGTTCAAATTTCTAACATCAAATCTTCAAATGGTTCAGATTATGGAACATTCAGTTTAGTATTAAGAGCATTTGGTGATACAGATAAGAGAAAATCAATTTTAGAACAATATAATAATTTAACATTAGACCCATCATCTCCTAACTTTGTTGGAAGAAGAATTGGTGATAGAGATGTAACAATTGATTCAGTAGGTAAAATTACTGAAACAGGAGATTATCAAAATAGAAGTAAGTTTATTAGAGTTGAAATATCAACTACTACATATCCTGTAACTGCTATTCCTTATGGACATGATAAGTATGAATTACCTGTTAATTGTATTGCAGCTGATTCAACTGATTTAACTGCATTATTTCCAATTGTAACTTTCACATCGGCTTCATTCAGTTCATCAATATTCTCAAGTGGATTTGATTTTGAAACTGCAATCGTATCTGATAATAATAAAAATTACTTATCTCCGTTACCTGTAGGTTCTGGAAATGGTGCTAACTACTCTTTCGGTTTAGACAACCCTAAAGGAGTTACTTCATTCTCAAGATACGGATTAGGATTAAGTGCGGCTGAAACAACTGATTCAACTCAAGTCGCAATGAGAAACTTCACTTTGGCTTTTCAAGGTGGATGGGATGGAATTGACCCAACTATAACAATTAATAAGGGAGAAGATATTAGTGCAACGAATACACAAGGATTCAATTGTGCATCATCAACGACAAGTGGTTCAGTAGCTTATGCTAAAGCATTAAACGCTGTTCAAAATCCTGATGAATATGATATCAACTTATTAATCACTCCTGGTATTATCAGACAATATCATCCTTATGTAACAACGAAGGCAATCGATATTTGTCAAGAAAGAGAAGATGTATTCTACATTGCAGATTTTGCTGGTGCAGGTGCTACTATTTCAGAAGCAGTTGAGCAAGCAGCAGGAGAAGATTCTAACTATGTAGGTACATACTATCCTTGGATTAAAACTATCGATGTAAATACAAACAAATTAGTAGCAGTTCCACCATCAGTATTATTAGCAGGAACATATGCACAGAATGATAGATTAGGTGCTGAGTGGTTCGCACCAGCTGGTTTAAATAGAGGTGGGATTGCAGGAGCAGTTCAAGTATTGAATAGATTAACTCAATCAGAAAGAGATACATTATATGAAGGTAAAGTAAACCCAATCGCAACATTCCCTGGACAAGGTATTAGTGCATTTGGACAAAAAACTTTACAAGATAAAGCATCTGCATTGGATAGAATCAACGTAAGAAGATTGTTAATTAACTTAAAGAAGTTTGTTGCATCTACTTCAAGATTCTTAGTGTTCGAACAAAATACGGCACAAACAAGAAGTAAATTCTTAAATACTGTAAACCCTTACTTAGAAGCAGTTCAACAAAGACAAGGACTTTACGCATTTAGAGTGGTTATGGATGAGACAAATAATACACCAGATGTAATCGACAGAAACATATTACAAGGTTCTGTGTTTTTACAACCTTCTAAGACGGCTGAATTCATCGTAATTGATTTCAACATCTTACCGACGGGGGCAACATTTAGTGTATAATTTCAATAACTGATATTTATATAAAAGAAATAAAAAATGGCAGAAGTATTAGAATTTAACGAAATGTTTTATACCAATTTCGAACCTAAGATGAAAAACAGATTCATCGTAGAAATAGATGGTATTCCTTCATACTTAGTAAAAGTGGCTAACAGACCTACAATTCAATTTGAAACTGTAGTGTTAGACCATATCAACATCAAAAGAAAGTTAAAAGGTAAAGGTGATTGGCAAGATTTATCTATGACACTTTACGACCCAATTGTTCCATCTGGAGCACAAGCGGTAATGGAGTGGATTAGAACATCACATGAATCGTTGACAGGTAGAGATGGATACGCAGAATTCTATAAGAAGGATGTGGATTTCTATATGTTAGGTCCAGTAGGTGATAAGATTGAACAATGGAAATTAAAAGGTGCATATATCCAACAAGCGAACTTTGGTGAGTTAGATTGGAGTAATGCTACAGACCCTGCAACAATCGAAATCACATTAACTTACGATTACGCAATCTTAGAATTCTAAATAATATTCCTTACGGATGCTACCGAAGGACAGCCCTCATCAGAAATGGTGGGGGTTTTTTGTTTTTTGAAAAATTAAGATATATATATTTATATACAAACAATAAGTTATTATTATGGCAGAAAACAATTACGATTTTCCAACGGAGGTTATAACACTCCCATCAGAGGGTAAAGCATACCCAGAATCAAACCCATTATCAAAGGGTACAATAGAAATCAAATATATGACGGCTAAGGAGGAGGAAATTCTATCTTCACAAAACCTTATTAAAAAAGGTGTTGTGTTAGATAAATTATT